AGTTTTTCCCCCTCTGCGGGGTTTTGTGAAGTTTTGGCGGTTTTTCGCAACTGAAAACCGCTTTTTTGTTTGGAGGAGGCCGCATGGATGCCAAAAAATGGAAAAAGAAGATCAAAACCGCCACCGAAGAGGCCGGCACCTATCGCCCGTTTTTCGAATCCGCGATTAACGCATTAGCGCAGATACTTGAAGACCGCGACAGAGTCCGCGAAGAATGGCACGCCGCCGGCGGCTCTTCCGTTATCGAAACCGAAAAAGGGACAGCAAAAAACCCGCGCATGGAAGCATACGACAAGTTGAACGGCACCGCGCTCAATTATTGGCGCGAGCTTGGCTTGACTCCAAAAGGCTTGAAAGCCATAGACGAACAGGCCATGAAGCCAAAGCCGAAGAGTGCCCTGGCCGCCTTGTTAGAAGGCGATTAAATGTCGAAAACGGAATCATGGAAAGACACGGCTATACAGTATGCGCGGGACGTAGTAGCAGGAAAAATCAAAGCCGGAAACAATGTGCGCGAGTGCCGCCGGTTCCTTGAATGGCTTGAGCGCGACGACATAGAACTGAGAACGAAAGATCCGGATTTCGTCATCCGGATTATTCAAGGTTTCTTTGTTCATAAGCAAGGCGAAACGCTAGACGGCGAGCCATTGATGAACAAGCCGTTCATTTTGCAATTGTGGCAAATCTTCATAGTTTATAACCTTGTCGGATGGTACTATAAAGGCACAAAAAAACGCGTCATAAATGAGGCGTTTATTTTTATTCCCCGCAAGAACGGAAAAACGATTTTCGGTGCGGCGCTTGCATGGGCCCTGGGGCTTCTGGAACGCAAGAGCGGATCGAAAGTATATATTGCCGCGTCCGCTTTGAAACAGTCGCTAGAGGCTTTCAACGATATCAAATACACGATGAAATACCGGGGTACTGATGCCGAACCGGGTTACACGATCCACGACAACAACAACGAACACTCCATTTCGTTAGAATTCACAGACAAGAACGGCAAGCCGAACGGCAGTTTTTCCGTTTTCGCTATGGCGTGCAATCCGGACGCGCAGGACTCTTTCAATTGCAATATAGCCATCTTGGACGAAATACACAGTTTCCGCAAGGCGGCGCAGTATAACCGCTTTAAAGAGGCTATGAAAGCCTATACGAACAAACTTCTTATAGGCTTGACAACGGCGGGCGACAACGTCAACTCTTTCGGTTATAAACGCCTTGAATATGCCGAAAAGGTATTAGATGGAATCGTTAAAGACGACCGTTTCTTCGCTTTCGTATCCCACGCGGACAAGGACGCAAACGGCGACGTTGACTATTTGAACCCGGAACAATGGGAGAAAGCAAACCCTTCTTACGGCGTAACGATCCGGCCGGAAGACATGGCCGCCGATGCCGCGCAGGCCCTTAACGATCCACAGCAGCGTAAAGACTTTCTTTCGCGTTCGCTTAACGTTTACACGACAGCCCTGCGGGCATGGTTCAACATTGAAGAATTCCGGGCGGCAGATCAAAAATATAAATGGTCACTTTCAGAACTTGCGAAACTGCCGGTCAAGTGGTTTGGCGGCGTTGACTTGTCCCGCATGTACGACCTGACAGCCGCCGCCCTTTTCGGGCAGTATAAGGGTATTGATATCATCGTGACGCATGCATTCTTCCCGCGTACGCAGGCCGCCGCGAAAGCTGACGAGGATAATATCCCATTGTTTGGATGGGAGGACGACGGCTGGTTGACGATTTGTAATAACCCAACCGTCAACGTTTCGGACGTCGTCAACTGGTTTATCGAAATGCGGGCAATGGGTTTTAAAATCGTCGAAATTGGCCACGATAGAAAATTCGCGCGGGAATACGTCACAGAAGCTAAAAACGCCGGTTTCCGCGTCATAGATCAGCCGCAATACTTCTATGTTAAAAGCGAGGGCTTCAGACATATCGAAAAAGCCGCGAAAGACGGGAACCTCTATTATCTGCATTCCGACGCATATGAATATTGTGTTCAAAACGTTCACGGAGTCGAAAAAACAGACGACATGATACAGTACGACAAAACGGATACAAACGCGCGAATTGACCTTTTCGACGCGAGCGTTTTCGCTTGCGTGCGCTGCTTGTCGAATATTGAAAAGAATAAACAGAATATGAAATGGTGGAGCTAATGAGCAAAAGCAAAAGAAGAAGAAACCGACAGCCGCCCGCAAGACGGCAGGACGAACCGCAGATTGACAATAAATCATTGATTGCTTTCATGAATTCCGATGATTTTGATTCGTGCTGCCGTTCGCGCTATATCCGCCTTGACCACGTGCCGGAAATTGCCGGCGCAATTCGCCGTTTTGCGGAAACTGTCGGAAGTATGACGATTCATTTGATGATGAACACCGACGCCGGCGACGTTCGCATAAAAAACGAACTTTCGCGCACGATTGACATTGAACCGTATAAGTGCATGAACCGGAGCCAGTTCCTTGAATTCATTACTAGCGAAATGCTTTACACAGGAAATGCGGTGGTCAGACCGAAGACGACGCGCGGATATCTGCGCGGGCTTCAGCCGATCCCACGCGGCAGATTTTTTATAAAGCCGTCGGCAGATGGATATGATTATACGGTTGTTATTGACGGCACTGAGTACGACCATGACGAAGTGCTCCATTTCCCATACAACCCCGACCCGGCTTCCCCTTTCGTTGGTTTGGGCCTTACGGTTCCGTTAAAAGACCTTGCCGAAAGCATCATGGCCGGTTCCGATCTTACAAAGGATTTTATGACAACAAAGTTTTACCCGTCGTTGATTATCAAGGCCGACAGCATGACAGAAAAATTCCAAAGTTCTGCCGGACGTGAAGAAATTGAAAATAAATTTGTGGCGCACGCCCGCGCCGGGCGGCCGCTTATCATCCCGGCGGAACAGATCGAAATTGAACAAGTCAAACCATTTTCACTTTCTGAAATGGCAATTGACAAAACGGCAGAACTGGACTTGAAACGCCTGGCGAGCGTGCTTGGCATTCCGGTCTTTTTCTTTGGGCTTGGAAGCTTCAACAAGGCCGAATGGAACAATTTCATCAATACCAAAATTCGGACGTTCGCGGAATATATCGGGCAGGAAATGACCCGAAAACTTATTTATTCCGAGGACTGGTTCATTCGTCTGAATCATCTTTCATTACTTGACTTTGACGTTGCCGAAAAGGGGCAGCTGCTTCTGGCTTTTGGCGACAGGGGCTATATAAACGGCAACGAAGCCCGCAAGGGAATCGGCATGGCGCCGGGGGACGATGAAGCATTAAACGAATATCGGATCCTTGAAAACTACATCCCGGCAGACATGGCCGGAAATCAGAAAAAACTCACGGAGTAAGCAACCATGGAAAAGAGAACGGCAGTTATCAGGCCGGCGAAATTCGAAACGCGTGAGCGCACGAACGACGCCGGGCAAAAAGAACTTATCATAGCGGGCTATTTTTCTCGCTTTGATGATATTTACACCATCGCGGAATATGACGATTATACGCTGACCGAAAGCGTTGACCCGGCCGCGTTCCACCTTGACAGGGACAAGGATGTAAGGGCCCTGAACAACCACGATGCAAAGCTCGTTATAGGACGCACAACGAACGGAACGTTGACGCTTAGAACGGATGAAACGGGGCTTTATGGTGAAATTGTTATCAATCCGAACGATACAGACGCCACAAACCTGTATTATCGCGTTCAGCGCGGCGACGTTTCGCAGTGCTCTTTCGGTTTTTTCGTCAAAGATTACGAAGAAACACGGACGCCGCGCGGGTGGCACAGAGTCCTGAAAGATGTTGAACTTTTCGAAGTTTCGGCATGCACCTTCCCCGCTTATGAAATGACCAGTATTCAGGCGCGCGCCGCAGATACCGAAAATCTGAAACGGCGCGTTTTTGATGAATGGAAGGCAAACACAAGAGCCAAGCACGACTGGCTGAAGGAGAAAACAAACAATGCTTAAAACTATCAGACTTGAAAGAGCTATCAGAGAAAACAAAAAGAAGCTTGAAGCGCTTAGGGCGAAAGACGCCGAAATGGCCACGCGCGAGGCCGCTCTGAAAGCTGCCTTTGAAGAAGTCACAGAAGACACCGCCGCAGAAGACAGGGCCGCTATTGAGGCGGAAATGGACGAATACGACGAACAGAAAGCCGCGCACGATTCCGAAAAGAAGCGCCTGCAGGATGAAATCGAACAGGCGGAAGCGGAACTGGCCGCGCTTGAAGAGAAGCAGAAAGACACGGTGCCGGAAGAGCCGGCGCCGGAAGAAGCGAGAAACGCGAAAGGAGAAAGGAAAGCTATGAGCTACGCAAGCAGAAGAGCATTCGGCGAAAGAACAGCCGCCGAAATTAAGGAAATCATCGAAAACAAGGAGACGCACAACTGGGTCGCCAACATGAGAAGCGCAATCAAAGAGAAGCGCACCATTGAAAACGTCGGCCTGACAATCCCGACCGTTGTCCTTCCCCTGATCCGTGAAAAGATCGAAAGAACGTCAAAGCTTTACAGCCGCGTCGCTCTTCGCCGCATCAATGGCGAAGGCGAACAGAACATTTCGAACGGCTCTTCCGAAGGCGTATGGAC